CCCTCTACAGCCAAAAACTTAGAATACCCTTTTTCAAGCTCTTGATCTGTAGTATCATAATATGGTGCCACATTTAAATTATTAATTGGTAAAGGCATCTATAAAAACCACCTTATTAAAATTCTAATACCCAAGCAAAGTACTCCACTAGTTCAGGTGATCTAATAATTAAATTATCTTTATTTTGATATAATTCTAATATCCCATCATATCTATAATCAGAATCATTATTTCCACTTCTTGAAATTTCAGAGGGGGTAAAAAAGTTTTTAGTATAATCTCCCCCATCTAATATTTTGAGATTACTATATAAACCTACTTGTTTATAAGATGCAGTATCTGCTTCTCCTGAACCTAATGTTGCACTTATATATAACCATCTTGATCTCTGATTTAACACATTTAAATATCTAGACATCCAAACGTTTGGATCTGATGGTTCTATTAAATTTACTCTTGACCATGAAATATTTCCGACATTTAATGATCCTCCAGTGTCTGGTACAACAAAATACATTTCATCATATCTCTTAAAACACCGTATATAACTCAATTGAGTTGTTTCTAAAGTTGGTAAAGGTGCACTTCCGTTTGGCCAATCAGTATTATCACCTGGACCACCTGCAATACATACCATTAATCCAGTTTGCGAAGTTTTATCTTCATTTGCTTCAAAAAATTCTATAGCTTTTTTTGTTCTCGCAATATATGGAGATATTGCGGGAGATATATTTGTAACCATATCAAAAATTCCTCCAATTATTATATAATATTAATTTTATTTTAAAATTTTATATTATCAATAATATTATAACTTAAGTTATTGATCAATCAAATTTGAATAATGTGTTGAATATCTTAATAAAGTATAATCATTATCTTCAGATTCATAATATAAATTATAAAAATCTATATCATTTAATGTCAGATAATTATCTACTGTATGATCAAAATAGTTACCATTTAAATCAAACGTATGACCCATAAAAACAATACTACCACTATATATAGTATATGTATAATTTGTCGAGTATCTTAATAATGTATAATCATTATCTTCAGATTCATAATATAAATTATAAAAATCTATATCATTTAACGTTAAAGAATTATTAATCATATGATCAAAGTAATGACCATTTAAATCAAATATATGACCCATAAATACAATACCTAGTGTATTTATATAACCTGTATAATGTGTTGAATATCTTAATAAAGTATAATCATTATTTTCAGATTCATAGTATAAATTATAAAAATCTATATCCTGAAGTGTCAAATAATTATTAATCATTTTGTTAAAATAATTGCCATATAAATCAAATGTGCGACCCATAAGTACAATTTCAATAAATGTTTTAAATGTATAATAATAAATTGAATTTAAAAAATTAATATAATAATCTTTATCTTCTCCAAAATCTAATATAGACAAATTTAAATTATTAATATAGTTATTTCTTACAACACCATCAACTTTAAAATGTAAATTATAATATAACCCATATTTTAATTCTATTAATATTTTCCAACCTGCAGGTTTAATCATTGATAACAAATCATAAATTTCAGGACTTAAATTATCTATTTTTATTACCAAAATTCCCCAAGAATAATATTCCCTACTCGATAAATGATATTTTTTTGATCTTTTTTTAAATTTAACCTGTTCAAAAATTATACCATTAATAAAATCCGCTTGTATACAAATCCAGCCTTTATTTTTATTTATTAATCCATTTTTTACGTAATATAAAGCATTAGATAATTTAAGTTCACTATCTGCATCTTCTGATCTAACCCAATTTTCTTCTTTAACAATATATATTCCATTTTCTATAGGATTATCTTGATTCTTAACTAATACTCTATCATTAATATTAACTCTTATATTATCTATTATTTGAATCCCATTCAGTATTATATTTTCTGTTGTAGCTACATTTACAGGAATTTTCCAAATAAAATTTGGATAATTCTCATAATCAAATTCATCAAAACCTGATTTATTTAATATAAAAATATCTTTATATGGTTCATAAAGCGTAACTGAAGGATCTAAATGATATAAACTAAAATTAAAAGAAAATTTAGTACCTTTTCTTTTATACAATTCTAATATATTAGCTAATATATTTCTCTGTATTGCTGAATCTAATCTAAAATTCCATTTATAACCTAAAAGATAACCTAAATAAGGTAAATATTCATCATTTATTTCATATATAGATCCAAATGATAATATCTCTTTTACTGAATCAGATATTATATCAAATATCTCTTCATCTATAATATTCATAAATTCTTCTAATGTTTTTACTTTACCTTTAATATTATTATCAGTTAGTATATCACTATCTCGAGTATATTCTGGTAATATAGAATATAAAAATGCCATTTCTTATATTAACCTCACATTTTTATTATACAAAACTAATATTAACAATACCAACATCTGCAATTTCATTAGGTAATATATTATAAACATCTGTTCTATATTCAAAAGTGGTTAATTCATCCATTTTAGTGGCTGTTAGTGGCGTAATAGTAACTCTCTTTTTATTTATATCTTTAACATAATAAATAATATCTGTATCAGTAGTATTAATAACTTTTTTAATAATATCAACATAATATACTGTATTAGATGTTATTTTTGTTCTTCCTGTTGGTGTCCATTCTATAATTTTTCCATTATCTATCAAATTGTAATCTATATTCTCTTTAAAGACAATATTATTATTAATATAAACTCTATTAACTTTACTTAAATAATCAGCATTCATAACAGTATTTATATAATCTGAAGTTAACCCGCCTCTTAACATAGTAATAGTATCAGAAACAAAATAAATCATAGCACTTTTAATTAATTCTGTACCTTTCGAAAATCGTGGATAATCAGTAAAATAGAGAGTATCTGATCCTTTTGGTACACACGATTTAAGAGTAGGAATATATTTTTTACTTACAACAATTATTTTTGTACCACTAGGTATATCACGATCAATTGGTTCTTGTAAATATAATTTATTACCAATTTTAAATAACACTTTATAATATCTATTTGGAAAATCTTCAAAATATATATTAGTATTTGTAAAATTCATTAAAGGATAATTAATTTGTTCTCCACTTATTAGAGATTCTACCCTGAAAGTAATTTCTTTATCTCCATATCTATGATTTAAATCTGTTTCTAATACTGGATATATTAAACTTCCATGCCCTATATTCATACTATCATCAATTGAATCTTCAATTATAATTTCACTCAACTCTTCGTTAATACTAATGATTTTTGTTGTTAATGCTAAATCCATATTCAAATTTAATATGTTAATTGTTGCTCCATTTTTTAACATATTAATATTATCAATATATTTTATTGTATTAGGAGAAACTATCTCTGTTATATATATAGTCCTATTTTCAGTAACTGTTAAATCATTAATAATATTAACTCCTTGTACATTAGAAATCAATTTATATAATTCTTGAACTGAAACTTCTTCTCCAAAATCTCGATTTTTATAACTTAAATAATTATTAACAACTTCGCGTATTTTATTTGAAACAATTGAAGAAGATAAATTTGGATTAATATTAATATTAACATTAACATCATAGGGTATAAATGTAGGATCTATAACATCTACTTGAGTAGATACAATTTTCTTCTCTTCTAATATATTTTTTATATAATTTTTAAATGATTCAGTTGGATATTTTTGATCTTTTGGAATTACACATACTTTAACCCCAAATATTCCAATTTCATCCATCATTGAATTATCAATAACTGAAACTTTATCTACCCCAGGTATTGTAAGAGCTATATCTTCAAAATCTTGTCTTGTTACACATCTACTTTGAGTTCTATATATACTTGGAGCATTTCTTTTTACTTCATCTATAGTCTCACCATTAGATGCACCAACAGCATTTTGTTCATTTACTACTTTAATGTTTGATACAACATTATTCTCAGAATCAAAAATAAAATTATTTATCGTTGTAATTTGAAAAGGCATAACATTATGTTTAGAATTTACACCAACTACATATAACACATTAACAATTAAATTTTTGGTCGGATTTATACCATAGTTACCATCACCAAAAGATATATATGCATAAAATTCACTATCATAATCAACAGTAAAATATTTACCTTGACCAGGAGTGTCAATAAAATCTACTTTAGTATATACCTCATCATTTATAGTAAGTAATTCTATAAAACTAACAGGGGACTGTCTTAGTTTATAATTTCTTCTTGGTTCACCTGTAGAAATAAAAGATTCTTCAACTAAAGTACCAGACTTTGCTTCAACTAATATATTAGTTTCTCCACTATAAAGTACTTTATTTTCAGTTGTATAGAATGGTATACCATCTCTTGAAGTAACAATTGTATATTTAGGAATAATTATATCTCTAGAATGAGGATTATCTAAATAAAATTTTAATGTTACAATTGATTGACTTGGGGGACTAGGATTATAACCTATAGTTTTTGCTAAAGAATAAACTCCAGTCTTTGTTTTAGCTGTAGGTAAAAAACATTCATTAACACTTGTATTTAAATAGTAATTCATAAGTGTAGCTTCATAAGCAAAAGCCTCTAACAACTCAACACCAAAATTACTAGCTAAAAAATCAGTCCATCTATTAGGTAACCTAGCCTGAACCCTATTTTTAAGTAACTCCATAATTTCTTCAAAATCTATCGGTAATCTTTCAATATCTGTTAAATTCAAATTATTCATCAAATATTCACCTTAGTCTCTAATATAAAAATTAAAACTATCTTCAATACCGCTTCTTTTGTAATAAAAGGATATCATTATCATAATAGTATGATTATCATAATCTATATCAAAATATACATCTTTAACCACAATTCTAGGTTCTTGTTT